GTGCCTTATCCTGTGAGGATGTGCTGGCAATATTGTCACTAAATAAGACCGCAGAGAGCATGAGGAAAAAGATTATTGTGCCGATAACTGAACACACAATACCACTAACAGCCATCCCCTTTGATTGTCTCTTTGATATAGCCATAATTCCAAGAATAAGGGAGATAACACAAGGAACAATGCCTATCAGGATAATGGATGAAAAAATGCCAATAATTCCAAAAACCAGGGAGAGAGTACTTAGAGTGTTACTTTCTTTCTTTTTCATATAAAAGCTCCTTTCAATGTTTAGTCTATTATACATCAAACTGTTTGAAAGTGCTACAATTATTCGCTTGCTTTAAAATTATACACTGGTTTCAGGATGGAGAGAATATTAACGGTTTCTCCGATACAGTCTACGATTTCATCAATAGACTTATATGCCATCGGTGCTTCATCTATGGTTTCCTCGGACACGGAAGTAGTGTAGATGCCGTCCATAGAGTTTGAATAATCACTCATGCTGAGAGTTTCTTTGGCTTTCATCCGTGACATAAGCCGTCCGGCTCCATGCGGTGCAGAACAGTTCCAATCCTCATTTCCCTTGCCGGTGCCGAGAATACATCCGTCACGCATATTGATCGGGATAAGAACCTTTTCTCCATACTTGGCAGAGATAGCACCCTTACGGACAATATTGGAGTCGTGGTCAATATAGTTGTGGATGCACTCAAAGTAGTCCGGCATATCTGCATCAACTCCCCATCCCATGTGATTGCATATAATCTGAGCAATCATAACACGGTTCATATAGGCGAACTTCTGACATATTCTCATATCATGGAGGTATTGTTCGCGGTACTTGCCCTCTAAGTAACAGAGATCTTTCGGTAACTTCGGAGTGACGGCACGGAAGTTCCGGCGCAGTTCCTTGATTGCGGATTCAATCTCAGATTTTCTTCCGGTGGCTTTATAGTCGGCAATGAGCTTTTCCTGACGATCATACAAATCATCCTTGCCACACATCAACTCATAGGCGAGGTTCTGATAGTAGTCTGCCACTTGTTTCCCAAGATTGCGGCTGCCAGTATGGATAATCAGATACTTATAACCGTCCTCCGCAACATCAACCTCGATGAAATGATTACCACCGCCGAGAGTTCCGATAGAACGCTCAATGCGTTTTGTATCTCTTAATTCACGATAGCAGTAGAGATCCTGCAAATTGGCAAGACGCATAACTCTATCGTCATGCACATTTCTTCCACTAGGTACATAGGTACGAATGACATTATCCAATTTCTCAAAGTCAATTTCCCCATGTTCGATGCTTACGCAGAGCATACCGCATCCAATATCCACGCCAACGATGTTCGGAATTACTTTGTTTCCGAGATCCGCAGTAAAGCCAATGACACATCCCTTTCCGGCGTGAACATCCGGCATGATACGAACCTTGCAGTCCTTAAAGGCATCCTGAGACAGAAGAGTATTGATCTGTTCCAGAGCCTCATCCTCAATGGTTTTTGCATATATTTTTAAATTGTACGGATCATAATAGCTGCAAGGCAGTTCACAATTTCCAGACGATGATGCGCCTTTTAGACATATACCGTCCTTGTTTCTATATTTACAATTACCCATGGTAGTCCTCCATTTCTTCAATGGTTCCTTATAGCATTTGTCTATTTGGACACGTTCTTATCAAGCGGCATCGTGCGCTCCGCCGGAGATACGCGAATGTCAGGAGATCCCACTATCCTTATCCGGTTTCGCATTAAAGCCGGAAAACCTGTCAACCAACAAGGGGGATGGTGTATGCCGTTATCAACCCTCATACCGGCAGCAGTTTTCACGTTAAAAACTGCCAGAAACCTGTTACACGACACTCAAATAGACAAATCTTATAAGGAACCATCAATACCCATTCAGACGCGCTGTGCGCCTCATTTAGGGCGGTAAATAATATCAACGTGGGAATCTAATGCCTGTTCAATCTTTTCGTCCGTAACACCCAAGTAACGAGCCGTAACGGCGGCGGAACTGTGCTGATACAGGCGGCGGACCAGTTCAATATCCTTTCCGTTCTTGTAGTAAATCTCTGTTCCGAAGTATTTACGGAACGAATGGGTGGATATATCCTCATACCCAGGACCGAGCCAGTCGCAAACCTTTTTCAGATGCTTTTGCACTGCCCGGACACCGATAGGAAATATCAGATCATCGCCCTCAATGCCCTCAGAGTCCGCATATTCAAGGAGGAAGTTGTAGACCTGTTCCTGAACCTTGAAACGGCGAACCTTTCCGGTCTTATGCTCAATAATATTAAAAGCGTGACCGGATGGCGTCTTGATAAAAGAGGAACGCCGGAGGGAGAGTGTATCTCCAATACGCAATCCTACATTCGCCTCAATAACGAGGATCGTAGCAATCCTGGGATTAGGCTGTATGCAGTCTCCAATGCCCTCATATAAAGTTTTTATGATAGCCTCGTACTGTTCATGCGTACAAGCTGTTGTTGTCTTTCCTGCCATTCTAACCATCCTCCTACTTACTGATTTTTCATCAAACCGGCAACGACATTGTTGATTGCAGTCTCAGATACAAACCCACCTTGCAACCTTACCGGGGAAAGAGAACCGTTAGGGAGAAAGAGCATATCGCCATGTCCCATGAGCTTTTCGCCGCCGGCCATATCCAATGCAACCATAGAGTTTGTGACTGTGCCAACACGGAGACAGATCTTTGTAGGCATATTCGCCTTAATCAATCCGGTAACAACCTTTGCAACCGGGTACTGTGTAGCGATTACAAGGTGGATGCCGCAGGCACGGGCTTTCTGTGCGATTCTTACAATATGTCCCTCAACGGATTTTCCACCCATGCTCATAAGGTCGGATAACTCATCAATGAAAACTATGTCACGTCTCATAGGAGCATCTGCGAACTTTGTATTGTAGCTGTCAATGTCACGGCAGCCGGTAGAGGCAAGAATGGAGTAGCGGCGATCCATCTCAATACAAAGGTTCTTCAATAGTTCAACCGCACCATTTACCTCAGATACAACCGTACACGCTGCAAGGTTCTTGTAATACTCAAACTCTGTTGCTTTTGGGTCAATGATATATAAGTGCATCTGTGCCGGATTCTTTTTCATCAATAGAGACAAGATGAGGTTATGCAGAACGATTGATTTACCAGATCCGGTCATACCAGAAATGAGGATATGGCAAGCCTTGGCAATATCAATGTAATGCTTGGAACCGTCAACCGCCATGCCAATCGCCATTGTGAAACCACTGGAGGACTGATACTCATTATCAATGAGCATATCGCCCAGGAACACGGTTTCTGTACCGGTCGGAACCTCAATATACACATAGCCATTATCAAATCTCAAAGAGGCGTTGCAGTGTAAGGCTGCCTGAAATTCCTTTTCACGTCTCAAAATGGCTTGCACCTGAGTTCCGGGAGCCGGTTCAATAACATACTGTGTAAGGCGTGGTCCTTGATTGATTTTTGCAAGGGTGGAGCGTAGGCGGAAAGAGTTCAATACACTCAATATGGTTTCGGCTTCGTTCTTTACTCCATGAGATCCCCATGAGGTGTGATAAGTCATATTACCATCAACGGCAGGGAAGATATACGGCTTTGTAAGTTCATACGCCGGAGCGGTGGCAGCGGTCTGTCTCTCTGCGGACTCTTTCAGTCCTGCATTGAGAAGTGTGCGGGCCTCGCTGTGTTTTCTGTTTGCGGTCAATGTCTCCATACAGTTAATAAATACGCTTTTCTTTCTCATGGTTCTCAATCCTTTCTTTACCGGATGCCGGTAGTACACAACTTTCTGTTTAATGCCTGTAATTCTTTGATGTGTATGTCAATAGCTTTCTGCGATTCAGTGTCACATACAAGGCGTTGTGCCTGCCCTGCGTTCTCTATCATTGTTAAGATCGCATCGCTTAACAAGGTCAATTCTCTTTCGTTAAAGCTGATTACTACGTTATTCATTTGCGTTACCTCCATATTACAATCTGTTACACTATGTTAC